TGTTGGAGCACCTTACCAGCCATTCGCTCATGGGTAAGATCATAAGCAAACCGAGGCCCACTGCTTTAGCGCAAAAGCACAGTGAGCCTATCAGAGTAAAGCTTAGGGATCTATGGAAAATACTGTAAATTTAAACAGTGTTAATCTGGTCAACGCTGATTCACTGCAATTCATCAAAACCCTTCCAGACAGTTCTGTTGACCTTATCGCCACTGACCCACCTTATTACCGTGTTAAAGCGTGTAAATGGGATAATCAGTGGAAGAGTGAGGAACATTACCTTTCGTGGCTTGATGAGCTTCTTTCAGAGTTCTGGCGGGTACTTAAACCGTCAGGCAGTCTTTATATGTTTTGTGGATCCCGCCTGGCAGCTGACACCGAATTACTGGTGCGCAACCGGTTCGATGTTTTGAGTCATATTGTATGGGCCAAACCGCACGGCCCATGGATGAGGCAAAACAAAGAGAGCTTACGGGCTTTTTTCCCTGCGACTGAGCGAATTATTTTTGCTGCGCATTATGCGGGGCCTTATAAACCGCAGAGCAATGAGTGGTCGGAAACCAGGAACCAGTTAAAGCAGAATGTATTCAGCCCTTTGATAGGTTATTTCCGGGTCGCAAGAGAGTCTCTGGGCGTTTCCTCTAAAGCCATTAACGAGGCAACAGGGACCTGCATGGCCAGCCACTGGTTTAGTGGAAGCCAGTGGCAGCTACCCGGTGAAAAACATTACAAACAGCTGCAGTGTCTGTTTGAGAAAATCGCCGCCGAAAAGCAGCAGTCAAGTTTGCTTGAAAGGGGGCATGGTTCGCTGGTGGATAACTGGCGGATCCTCGACAGAGATTTCAGGGACTTGCTGAAAGAACATGACTACCTCAGGCGCCCTTTTTCAGTCACGGCGAAAGTGCCTTACACTGACGTCTGGACGTATGCGCCCGTTGCTTTTTATCCCGGAAAACATCCCTGTGAAAAACCGGCAGAGATGATGGAACACATCATCCAAACCAGTAGCCGGCCTGGCGATCTGGTCGCTGACTTTTTTATGGGTTCTGGCGCGACTGTCAAGGCAGCGATAAAGCATGGAAGAAGGGCGCTCGGGGTTGAACTGGAGCGTGAGAGGTTTGAGCAGACGTTAGCTGAGATCAATAAGTAAGTATTTGGTTTGGCAGACGCGGCAGGCAGTTAATCGCAATAGCGTCAGAGTATCATCGGTTAAGCTGTGTTTATTATTGTGATGTTAAATTTGGCTTAATGCGGTGGATCCCCCTCAGCGGCGGGGCCTAACCTGATAATGATTCCTTAGGGTAATGCTCAAGGCGGGTAGAGTTGCAGGTTTTCTTACCCATCGGGAGGCACCCGACATCGCAGATTTACATACACAATTTTCAGCACTTCTAAGCCTGCTTCTGCAGGCTTTTTTAATGCATAGATGAACTGTACTTAAGTATAGTTTAGGTAGTACTAAAGGATAGTTGTTGGGCAAGTGGTAAATCTTCAGAATGGATTAAGTGTTATAAAAAAGTTTCCCTCAAGTCATCAAAGGTCTCGGCAACCAAATAGAGATGACAAGAGGGTAGCCAAAACGGCCAACACAGGGAAAATCCGTAGCTACCATAACACATTTTTATAAATACACCGTTTGATTTTAGTCAATACATGAAACCTGCTTATGCAGGTTTTTTTATGATTCTAATTCTTGGTCATTAATCCCATAGCGGATTTTTATGCTTCTATCTGCCTCGTCCAGGCATTATATCTTGTGATTTATGTGCGACGCATCGTCTTTCAGAGTGAAATGTCGTAAAGGTTTTTTAACAGAACTAGTGCTTATCGGATTTGTCTTATACTTTCCTTAGTTACTAAAAAGGGAAGGTATTTGAAAATATCGAAAAGATTGACATGGCTGTTAGTGTTGTTGTTTTGCGTGGTTGTATGGGGGATGGTAGCAGCTGCAGTTGCTTTTGCTGGAGAGGTCAGAGCTAATACTCCCAAAACTCAGCCCGGCCACTCAAATTCACAGGTCGATACTGATAAAATCAGGAAGCTAGACCTTAATACACAGCAAAAAAAATTCATTGAGTCGTTAATTGAATCACCGCCAGAAAAATTAAGCGGTAACTAAAGAGTCAACGAATTTTTTAAAAACGTTCTATAAGGCCACTTTCGAGTGGCCTTTTTTCTATGGTTCTGGAACCTTTACATGCCCCAAGGTTATGCGGAAGGATTTAAAACTTATGCAAAAAAAAGCCGCGCTTATTTGGGGGGCGCGGCAAAAGTAGGACCAATATAGTCGGAACTTAGGTCAGGGCCTGATGTGACCCTGAGGAATTTGTACTCTCAATTCCTCTGTAAATTTTGATAATTAATGTCTTAAAAGATGTTGCTGTCCCTGAGGTTTTCACCTTCAGCGTTGGTTGATGAGCACCAGATGCTTTCAATTACTTCATGTTAAGTGTTTCACCCTCCTTTTACTTACAGCTTCCGGAACCAACGGAGGTACTCTCATGGTCAAAATTATGCCTGACAAAATAGCATCAGGGGTTACCTACTGCGCGTCAGGTGGCCTTGTCTGTAACGGTCTTTTCAACTGGTACGATTGGGTTTATCACCTGGACTGGAATTTCATCGGTCTGGTCAGTGGTGTGATGCTCGGCATAGCGACATTCGCTGTGAATGCTTACTACAAACGCAAAGAGAGCAACCGGGAGGACATGGCCAGAAAGTTTGAGGCAGAGCAGGAGAGTCTTCGCACTGCGGCTATTCAGAGTTACCTCAACAGGTCACCCGCGCATGATGAGGACAAAGCGCCCGAAGTAGTTGATACAGTCAACAAGGCTTTGAAGCTGGCGGAGAAAGCATAATGGCTATTTCACCTGCTTTACGTAAAAGCCTCATCACAGCAGCTGGTGGCGGTGCGTTGGCCATCGCGGCTGTTCTGGTCCCAAGCCTCGAAGGCAATTCATACACGCCATACCGTGACGTCGGCGGCGTCTGGACTGTGTGCAACGGCATAACTGGCCCGGACGTTATTCAGGGGAAAACCTACACGCAGCGCGAGTGTCAGGCACTTCTGCAAAAGCACCTGCAGCCATACGCCCGATCCGTTGAACGCTCGGTAAAAGTCCCATCGAATGCATATCAGAAAGCCGCTCTTATCAGTTTTAGCTATAACGTCGGCGTTAATGCATTCGAGCACTCATCGGTACTGCGCAACCTTAATGCTGGTCGCTATCAGCAAGCCTGTGATGGCCTACGTAGCTGGGTTTATGTTGACCGGGTGAGAATTCAGGGACTGGCAAACCGCCGTGACGTAGAGCGGGAGATCTGCATCTGGAGCCTGAATCCATGGCCTGGATACTGAGTAACTGGCGCGTAGTGCTTGCGTTCCTGCTGGTGGTGTTGATAGCGGCTTTATTGCTTGCTGCTGCCCACTACCGTGATTCAACCCTCAGAGTGGAGCAACAGCGCGATGCAGCAATGCAGCAGACAAAATCAGCCGAGGCTATCACCAACAATGTTATCTCTGCCGTTCGACTGCTTAACGACATTGCGGCCTCAACGCAGGCCCAGAAACAGCAGGCGAACGCCGACAGCGAAAACCGCATTGCAGTTATCCGTAAGGCGGTGGAGACAGACAAATGCGCTGCTCTGCCTGTTCCTGCTAACGCTGCTAACGAGCTGCGCACGCACAGAAACCAGATTCGTTCAGGTTCCGCCAGTCCCGATCCCGGTGGAATTAACCGCTGATTGTCCGATACCGGAAATTCCCGATCCACTTACGTGGGGTAGCAGCCTGGATTTAAACGAACGGCTGTTAACCGTGCTGGGAAACTGCAACAAGGACAAAGCAAGCATCCGCAAAATCGAATCATCCCGACAAGGTAAATAAACATGACTGATATTAGCCGCCATGCTTTGTTAAAGCAGGCTCACGAAGTGTGCCAGGAAATTGAGAAATGCGGTGCATCCCCACAGTTAACCAACGCAATTACAAAAGCCAGCGAACTGCTCAGGACGCTGGATGATTTCATACCGGTAAATTCGGGAGCAAAGCCACAAGACGGCAGCACAGTTAAAGGCTATCGCACGCTTGGGCCAAAAGAAATTGATGACATGAATCAGTTGAAAAATGTCAGCCGTGATTTCTGCATCTTACTTGAGAAGCAAAGAGCCTGGGTTCAGGACGAATTGCAGATGACGGGTAATCATTCTGCGGAAGCACATGAGGCAGGCCGCTGTCTGTCTATTGCCCGGACAAAGATGCAAGAAGCCTGCATGTGGGCTTGCCGTGCCG